TTGACGCAATTGGTCTGCTAAAGAGACTAATCGCAGCGCAAACGCAAGCTAACTTCGACAACGTCGGTACAAATGGTACATTTGCACCTGGCGTAGGTTATGCTAACGGCAATACAATTACATTAAGCGATGGTTCGTTAATTACAGTTAACACCATTAGCGCATTGCAATTGTTTGCAGCTGGTGTAATAGACGAAACAGATCTAACAACCTTCGCAGGTGGATTAGGTCATGCACCCGGTGATCAAATTACTGTAACAGGCGGCAACGTGTTTACAGTTGACACAATTAGCGCACTAAAGCGTTTAATTGCATCGCAGGATGAAACAGACTTTGACAACGTTGGTACAAACGGTACATTTGCGGCTGGCGCAGGCTACGCTGCATTAGATACAATTACGCTAACTGGCGGCAACATTATTACGGTTGACTCGATTAGCACAAATAAGGTTCTAATTGCAGGACAGGATGAAACCGATTACGACGGTGCTGGTTCAAACGGAACCTTCGTAGGCGGCGACGGCGCAGGCGGCACAGCATATATTGCAAACGACACCATTACACTAAGTGATGGTTCTAGCATTACTGTCCTTACAGTTGATGGCAACGGCGACGTTCAGACATTTACCGTAACGAGTGCAGGAACAACCGGTTTTGCATCCGCTACACCGCTAACGCAAACAGCAACAAGCGGTACAGGTACAGGCTTTGTTCTAACGCCAGGTCTTGCTAACGAAGCTAATAAGGGCGATGTCGTAACATTCACAGTTACAACGTCTGGCACAACAGGCTTCGCAACAGCATCGACTCTAAACCAAACCGCAACAAGCGGTACTGGTACAGGTTTCACTCTGACAACGGATACAGCGAACGAAGCTAACAAGGGCGATGTTTTAACATTTGATCTAACGACAATTGGCACAGCAGGCTTTGCTTCTGGTGCAACCCTATCTCAGACTGCAACAAGCGGAACAGGTACGGGTTTCACAGTTGACTCGGAAGTTGCAGTGGAAGTTGCTAAGGGTGACATCGCAACATTTACGGTTACAACCGCAGCAACAGCAGGCTTCGCAACTGCCTCTACATTGACACAAACAAGCACATCTGGTTCGGGCACAGGCTTTACGCTAACAACCGACACAGCTAACGAAGTTAACAAGGGCGACGTTACACAGTTTAGCGTTGCCACAGTTGGCACAGTTGGCTTTGCCTCTGGTTCGCTAAGTGGCGTATCCGTAACAGGCGGCACAGGCTCGGGCTTCACGCTAACGGTTGGTACTGCTAACGAAGACGCCAAGGGCGATATCAATGCCTTCACTGTAACAACAGCAGGCTCTGGTGTAGCTCCTTCGCTAACACGCACGCAGTCCAGCGTTCTACCATCGGGCGGCACAGGCTTTACATTAACGACTGGCACAGCTAACGAACTTAACGTATCCGGTGTATCCGGTGTAAGCATCGTATCTGGCGGTGACGGCTATACAGCATCTGGTTCGTTCTCGATCACATCGGCATCGGACAGCGGCTGGGTAGCAGGCACACCTGCAACAATCAACTATACGGTAACTGGTGATTCGATTACCAGCGTATCGATTGCAGCAGCAGGCACAGGCTTTACACCATCGCTAGGTGCAACAGCAGTTAGCGCAACAGATGCACCAAACCCAGGTCTATCGGCTAACGGTTGGTCTACAGTTGGTCTACCAAGCGGAACATACTCCAACTTTGTTGACATTGACAACGTAGTTGTAGCATATCAATCCAGCTTCGCAGAACCATCCACAAGTCCAGCAGACGGTACATTATGGTATAGCACGGTGGTTAGCGTGGATCTAATGTATAACGACGGTGCAGGTGCATGGCGCGAGCTAGACGTCGAGTTGTATGTGCAGCCAGCAGAGCCAACAGCCGGTCTATCGGCTGGTGACCTATGGCTAGATACAGATCAGCTAGATGCATATCCTGTAATCTATCGTCGCAATGCAACAAATAACGGCTGGGATATGGTCGACAACACTGATCAAACAACACCGGCTGGTATTATCTTTGCAGATGCAAGAGTAGAAGCACCGGCAGTAGTAACACCAGGCGCAGACGCAACAAGCACACTTGATGCAGATGCTCCAGATCCGCTACTATATCCAATCGGTATGCTACTATGGAACAGCCGTGCATCCACACGCAACGTTAAGGTCTACCGCGAGAACTACACGTTCGAAGGCGTAGAGATTGGCGACCGTTGGGTAACAGCAAGTGGCAATCGCGTAGACGGCAGCCCGTACATGGGACAAGATGCAGTCAAGCAAGTTATCATCGAAGCAATCGGTGCACAGCTAATTGGTGGTGAAGAGATCCGTTCGGATACAATCTTCTACAACCTAATCGCTGCTCCTGGTTTCCCAGAACTGATTGACGAAATGCTAACGCTGAACACAGACCGTAAGGAAACTGCGTTCATCATCGGCGACACACCGTTCCACTTAGCATCGGATAGCACAAGCCTGCAAGCCTGGGCAACCAATGCTAACGGCGCTGCAAGCAACGGAGACGATGGACTATTAACATCGAACCCATATCTAGGCGTTTACTACCCATCCGGTCTGTCTACCAACGTAGACGGAAGCGAAGTTGTAGTCCCAGCATCGCACATGATGCTGCGTACAATGGCATATAACGACCAAGTGTCGTATCCATGGTTCGCACCAGCAGGCTTTGCACGCGGTACAATCAACAACGCAGTTTCGGTTGGTTACCTAAACGAAGAAGATGAGTTTGTTCCGGTAACGCTAAACCAAGGTCAACGTGACGTTCTGTACACAAACAACGTAAACCCAATCGCATTCATTCCTGGACGCGGTCTGGTAGTATATGGTCAGAAGACACGTAACCCTGTAGCATCCGCAATGGACCGAGTCAACGTAGCACGTCTAATCAACTACATCCGCTTCCAAGCAGAGCAGTTGGCACAGCCGTTCTTGTTCGAGCCAAACGACTCGATCACAAGAGGCGCTGTAAAGGGACAGTTCGACACCTTCCTAGCAGAGCTAATTACTCTGCGTGGTCTGTACGACTTCCTAGTTGTATGTGATGAAAGCAACAATACACCAGCACGTATCGACAGAAACGAGCTGTGGGTAGACATTGCAATTCAGCCAGTTAAGGCTGTTGAATTCATCTACATCCCAATTAGAATTCGTAACACAGGTGAGAACCTGAGCATCTAATAGGGCCCACAACCCAGCAAAAGGCGCCTTCGGGCGCCTTTTGCTTGGGCTATTTTCAGAACCCTATTTTTGAAAATTGCTCAAAGTGATAAATAACATTACTAAAGTATTGTTCATAGGAGAACATATCGATGGGAAATTTAAGCAAGTTCGGTGTACCTTTAGACGGTAACAAGTTAGGTATGCTACAGCCAAAGCTAGCATATCGCTTCCGTGTTATCTTTGAAGGTTTCGGAACAAACAACAACCTACGTGAGCTAACTGCTAACGTACTTTCGGTCACGCGACCTGCTATTACTTATACAGATATTCCGGTACATTCGTACAATTCTATTGCATACGCAATGGGCAAGCATGAATGGCAACCAGTTGACCTAATTATTCGTGATGATATTACAGGTGCAGTTGCATCTGCAATTGGCGCACAAGTACAGCGTCAATTAAATCATTACGAACAGATTGGTCCTGTTGCAGGAACTAACTATAAGTTCTCGATGCAGATTCACGCAATGGATGGCACGAATGCAGAGGCTATGGAAATCTGGCAGTTGGATGGTTGCTTCTTAACAAACGTTCAGAACAACGAATACAACTACGAGTCGGGTGGCGAATACATGCGTATTAACATGACAGTACGTTATGATAACGCATCGTTGCTATCTGGTCCAAACGACAACGAAGGTACGACAGTAGGCGGAGATCCATTCCCGAACTTAGAAGACGGATTCACCGGCGGCACAACGGTCGGTTAATTAGGATCTTAACGTGGCTAAGTCAAAGACCTTCAAAGGTATCTTTGGTGACGCGCTCGGGAATCAGAAGGTTTTCCTTCGTGATTCCCGACACGCTGCCGAAAACTTCGGATACAACAAAGCGTATCTCGGCAACGGCACGCCACGTCATAAGTTTCAGTTCTTTGTTCGTATTGTTTTTAATCAGAGTCCAGAAGTTTCTGCGTTCGTTAAAAACTACCTAGGCATAGAGGATCAAGAAATTGTCTCGGTGATGGTCAAGAATGTTACTATGCCTTCTATGACCATCGATACTGAAACACTCAATCAGTATAATAAGAAAAGAATCTCGCAAACGAGAATCGAGTATCAACCAGTTACTATCACATTCCACGATAGCGTAGAGGGTCGTACTCTACGCTTATGGGAAATGTATTATGAATACTATTTCCGTGATGGCGTTGCTCCTGTGAAGACAGAGAATGATGGGCGAGCTAGAATGGAAAGAGAATTTGTCATGGACTTGCTCACCGATAAGTTCAATGGTAAGTTTGGATACAATTTGCCGCGTGTAGGTAATCACAAATATCTAATTGATAAGATTGAAATCTTTCAAGTACACGGCGGCAATTTTTCCCGCACAGAAATTGTTCACCCAAGAGTCACCGCGTTTACGCACGATACATTAGACTACGAGGATAGCAACGGACTTGTCGAAATCAAAATGGATTTCGCATACGAAGATGTATTGTATGCTAATGTTAACTCTCCTATGAATGAGCAGGAGTTAGAACGTTTCCGTAATGGAGACTTCTGGCTCATGGCTAACTTACTTACGATCCGTAACCCTGTTCGTGGACGTAAGCTAAGTGTAACAGCACCTCTACCTAATGTATCGTGCAACGGCGGCGTGGGTACAGATATTGTATCGACTGCAACAAACAATTTCTTATCGTCTCCACTAGGACAAGCGGTCGGTGGAATTATCGGACAAAAGAATATTCAGCGTGTAACAGAAAGTATCGGAGGAATCGTACAAAGCATTCCTGGCGCAATCGGGCAGGTCGCATCTGCAAGTATCTTTGGTGGTACAGTAACTTTGCAACCGGATCCTATTAAGGCACTTAAAACAACTGCTAATCAAGTTACAAGAAGCGTAGTGAATAATGCACAGGTATTCGTTGCTGGTACAGTAGGCAAGGTTGTAGCAACCGGTGCGTCTGCTATCTTAACAGGCGTACAAGCTGCGGTAACTAAGACACCCGAACAAGCAAGCCAAGAAGCGGCTGCAAGCGGCAATGAACCTTCGAGGCCGCCACCAACAACGCAACCTGTTGTTCCGTCTACAAGAGGTCCTATCTAATGACCATTCGTAGAAGCAGCACATCTCTAGTAAATTACTTTGGTGCAGAAGTTACTGCGACAATGACGCAAGGTAAATTATCGAACACCGTTCGTAACGGAACAGGTAATGAACGCGCAGCGGAAGCAGCCGTACAAATCTTTACTAATACCAATTATATTCCTTCTGCTCTGAAGATCAGCGAATATGAATACGCTTTAGGCTTTGTACAGGCAGCGGGTATCGCACCACTAGCCCAGAAAACTATGGCACTAGTATTTGTAGATGCGGCAAAAGCACAAGGGATTAGCGTAGCTGCCTTGCTGCGTGATGTCACCTCTAGCGAACTATCTTTAGTCGAAGCAAAATCTTACGACTACATAAACAAACTAAGGGATAACACTAGTCAGTTATCTGGCTCAACACCTGTAAGCAACAATAATAGTTACAGAGCACGTTATCTAAAACCGTAATGGCACGTCGTACAAACGCAGGCACTGTAGGTGGAGAATTTATACCGAAGAATCCACACAAGTATGCTGGATCGTATCCTATTATATATCGTAGTTCCTGGGAATTAGCCTTCATGCGTAAGGCAGACGGTCATCCTAATATTCTACACTGGGCTTCCGAGTCCATAAAAATACCGTACTACAACCCAGTAACAAGTAAATACACAGTCTATGTACCGGACTTCCTTATTGTATACGAGGACAAAAACGGTAAACGACATCAGGAATTAATCGAGATTAAACCGAAGAGTCAAACTGTGTTATCGGAAGCAAAATCAAAGAGAGACAAGTTGCACCTAGCAGTAAATGCTGCCAAGTGGAAAGCCGCAGCAGCGTGGTGCAGAAAGCACAATATCTTTTTCCGAGTCATTACAGAAGAAGACATCTTCTCTAAGAAGTAATATGAATTTGTATCTTATTGGCGATAGCTGGACCTTTGGTGCAGGTACGTGGCTTGGAGACTTAAAGCTCATGGAGAAACGTGCCTTTCGACTAAAGCACAGGTATGCTACGTTATTAAAGGACATGCTCGGCGCCAGAGACATTATCGACTATAGCTATCCTGGGCGCTCTAATGCAGCAATGGTGCGCGACGTAGAGAAAGCCGTATCTGTATGTAACGACGAAGACTTGATTTGTGTTGGATTAACTTCGCCTTATCGCTTATCAATATACATAGAAGAAATAGACGAACACATGTGCGTAGCCTATGCAGACGATATCATACAAGATGAACTGTATTACAACACCACTACATTAAAACAGATTAAGAATGTAGACAGACTAATTAACGAAATGAAAAAAATGGTGGTACATTATACAGATGATATGATTACAGATGCATATCGAGAACACATTGCAGCTATTCGAACTCGTTTACAAAACAAAAGACATGTTTTGTTCAGCGCGTTTACGCCCATCGGAGAGTATACAACTTCTACTAATGTTTGTTTTTATCCGTATTCTGCCTTACAATGTATGCCAGACAATAATCAGAAATATGCAGGAAAGAATACGAACGAGCCAGACTTCTCCAGTTTATTCACAGATTCGTCGGGGCATCCGAACATCAGAGGGCACCAGTTTATCGCTACCGAGCTGTATAAATACATTATGGACCAAGGAATATTGAATGACTAAGCGATTAGAAGAGGTTTTAAATCTGCCCTCGATGGAAGAAGAACCGGAAGAGAAACATCATATTACTACAGTTGAGGAAGCAGAAGAACGAGCAACGGAAATTATTACTGCTCTGTCTGCTTCTGAAAAAGTAGACCATGCGCTCACCGCAGTAGTGGGCTTGAACTCCCACGACGCAGAGATGGATGAGATTTCGAAAGAAGCTATGGAAGCATACGCTGAGATTAAAGAGATGGCATTTAACGTAAGCGATGTACATGCTGCTAAGATATTAGAAGTAGCAGGTAAGATGTTAGAAGTAGCAATGAATGCCCGTGACCGCAAGATTGATCGTAAGCTACGGACTATTGATTTGCAGCTAAAGAAGATGAAGCTAGATCAAAGTTCTGGTAACGAGGACAACGGATCTGGCGGAGACTCCGGGGTAGAGTTTGATAGAAACGAGCTATTACGCCGCCTAAGACGGGATTAAAAAGCCAACTGGAAATTCCTTGTTTCTGATAAATAGTAGAAACAAACGAGGAATTAGCCAATGGCCAATTTTAAAGATTATTACCTACAAGAGTCCACCAAGGACTATAAGTTCAAGGTCAAGCTTGCAGTTAATGAGCTTGCAGATGAAACTAAAGATTGCGTTGAAAACTGCCTAAGCAAGTACGACTTGCGCTCCATTGG